TTTTGATTAGAAAGATCATACGCTGCCCAGGAGATTTTAAGGGACTCCTGGGAGTAGAAACGCTATGGTATCCCGGCTCAAAGGCCGCGGAGGTTTCTATACTTATCCTGACGGACAAGTAGTACAAATCTTTGTAAATTGTCCGTCTCACTCACCGTAGTATGAGAGATGGATCCGGCTAAACCATGCCGGTTGGGTTCGCGATCGTCCTCGCTAAGGCCGAGCAATGAAGCTCTAAACGGGTACAGTTCCCATACCTGTATTTATGTACAACGGTGGTACATTCAAAAAGAAGGAAACTGAAAAGTCTGTTCCTGCACAACAATAACGATGCATCGCCATCAAAGTGGTGCGGGGGCGGGCTTGAGGGTGAACCACGATTGACATCTTATAGGTGTCATAATACGAACCATCAGTAAATGAGCCATTGGCCCACAGGTTCGGGTTCGTGTAATAAAATCGCGTTCCAGTCATTTGAGGCATCTCAAACGAGATACCAGTCTGGGTGTTCATATTGTTAACAATAACACCCCCTGACCCGTTGTGTTCATGTGGAAGTGTGTTCAATTTGGACGCTTCTTGGCTAAATGTGTCACCCGTAACATATGTGGACGCGTAACCAAGACCTGTGCCTGTTAAACCGTAATTCGACAAGCGGCGCACTTCAACGCTAGATATCGCTCCGGCGGAATCTGTGTCTATGTTGCAATGCCAACGCACTGATCCTCGCATACCAACAAAGGCTGCAGTCACCCATTCAAGAGTAGTCATATTGGAATAGGTAAAAGGAAACGTGGTAGCAGGCACCTCAACACCCTTGGCTGTATACGTTCCATTTGGGTCGTAACCAGGAGGTGGAGGATATTTGGTCATATAGTTGTATACCACTCCGGATTGATCCGTGTCGATAACTTTCCGACCAATTGGCATAACATCAACCTTATTGGACCGCCGCAGAAGCAATCGCAAGGAAGGCACAGGTTCACCAAAGTTCAAATGAAAGCGCTCGGGTTCCTGAGTAGACGGATAGTCAACTTCGCCCGATTGCATAGTGATGTGAGAGCACTTAGCAAAGTCATCCAATTCCATTGGATTTCCAAATTCTAAGTTATCAGCTCCACGCACAAACACCAAAATTTGAACAGGTGCAACATCCACAGGTGCTGACAAATTAGTCAAACACTGAACAGTTAAGATACCATTTTGATTAACTTGACTACCAGTTGCCTTAGTAGTTGTGCTCCAAAACACCGAGGTGATATTTCGGTGCACAGACAACCATGGTCTAACCTGGAGATATGGAACTCGGAATTCCACGTCATCATTTTCAGAAATATCCACCACCTTAGTGGTGATAATGTTGGAAGTGTCTGTAGTGACCCCAAATGAAGTGTTAGGATCCCACGAAATTCTCAATCGACCTTGGTGGAATTTACTAGCAACAATTTTGAATCTAAAAATGATATCTCCGTGCCAGTTAGCGAACAATGAGGCCACCCACGCCATGGGCGTTTGGTAGATGGCCCGGGTTCCACCAGCTGTCGCACTACTGATGTCTATAAGGTATGGCTCCACTGGGCACGAAAAATAGACCTTGTTAATAGGATCTGTGGTGGCCCAAGTTGTGGATGTGAGAAACGATTCACGCTGCACTAGATACGCAATGGCCAACTCGTCTTCCGAAGGCCCTCCAACAAGCGTCGGGTCAACAGATAATTCAGCCTTGGGATCAAGCGTGAATTTCGGAGTAGGTTCTGAAATATGCGCAGAGGGTATATCATGGAAAGGCAAATTCTTTATCGGTCGAACATCTTCAATGACCGGAACATTGCTCCATCCAAATAACTTCGCAATATGCGAGACTGCTGAAGCTCCAATAGTTGTCGCTTTTGCAAAGTTACCAATGACTGGGATATCATGAAAATGCTTCGCAAATTTGGCTACAGCAGCCGCCGGAGCAGATACTGGACCATTACCATATTCATCGTCACCGGCTTGCATAGCTCCGCGATAAGTTTGACCTGACAACTCTGGATTATCAAGCCACGCATAGAACTGTAATGTGACACCATTAGATGTGGCGCCATTAGCACTAGCCAATTCTGCATAAGTGGTCAGTGTCAAGCTACCCAATTCGGCAACCGCAACTGCACTCGTGACATCCACATAATTATATGGATAAATGAACGGCAAGGTGACTTCACCAGCAGTACCTAATTGAGGATAAATCCAGATGTGGGGGCGCTGGGACAGTGCTATCAAACGCTTTGAGGAGGTCGTGACCGAAAGTGTATTATTGGGCGTTGGTTTATAAGAACACAACATCGCTCCATAATAGAACGGTGCTGCATTCATCACGATCTTCACTTTTAAGTTTCCGCGTAAGAAATGAAAATTCTGCAACTTATTCTTAATGTAAGCGTTATTGAGAAACAACGTCCAAGGATCAAACGTGTCCTCCGTGTATGCCGTTTCTGTCCAATTGACCGTCTTAATAAGAGTCGGGCGCTCCAAGAATCCATGCAATCCGATATCTTTCCGGTCCATATGCTGGTCTTTGGGCGCGTTGGCAAAAACGACTTGCTCGCCTGGGTCTGCGTCTTGGAAAGACACAGTTTGGGAGGTCAGTGAGCTGACTCCTCCCACCATGTGTGATCTACTGACTGAGTCAGCAGTTTCTGTTGTATTAGCTGTAATTGAAGCAAGTGCTGTATAAAACATGGGGTTCACTCAAACATCCATGAGTTCTCGGCCGAGAAGGCCCCCTGCGGCAGGTTCACCGCGCTCCCTAAATAAGGAGTCCCTTTTCCGCCACCGTGCGACTACACTCCCGGGGGATGAGTGCAAAGATCACTAAATGGCGAGCACATATTTGGTTTGCCACCGCGTTAGCGGCGACGTGACACCAGGCGGCGCCACAAAACGACTATGACGAATGTGTTCAGAACATTCATTCGCACAGTCCACATGGCAAGGGCTGGGAGTATTGACAAAAACGCACTAATATCGTACGCAAACACAAGAAATTGTCTCCAACTTGTATTATACTCAAAACCCATTACCAAAAACGCCAACGTGTAATTGATGTAACACGCTAGCAACCACAGTAGTCTAACGAAAATATCGTCAAACCACACGTACTCACATGACCTACGGTACCACCAACATGGTCCTTCATTACCAACAATACTCCTCATCTCTGGTTGATAATATGTAGGCATGTAATCACACACTGCAGATTGTTCAAATGTCTTTCCACGTTTTTCCATGTCGGCGTAAAATGCCGCAGAATCGCTCTTAAATTTTTCAATAAAGAACTCAAATGGAATTTTAGTGTACTTGATATTGTACTTGTCACACAATGCGTGCAATCGCGTCATCTCTTCATCATACTTCTCACGTCCGTGCCACGCCCACTCGTAAGTGGCTGACATCACACAAGAAGCCAATGTTTCTGCTGGCGAGTCGACACTCGACAACCGGTTCCAGCAAAGAGATTTGTAGATAGACATTGGCTCCAATGGTGCCACATGCTTACCAAAATCACTATTAAAGACAAACTTCCGCTTCAGAAACGAAACCTCATCCTGAGTGATATAGGGACGCGACTCCGAAGTCTTATCGGCCATGGTGACCGTGACTCCGAATTTCGCCATTGCATCCTTGATCGCCGTGTGATTAAACCACTCGCATTCCTCCGAAACGGATTCGAAGGAATCATCACCGTAGGTGGCTAACGCGACGTCAAAATCGAATCCGAGAGCAATATCCAACAATTTGTCGAATTCCATCTCTTCATCGAATTTAGGGTGCAAAATGATGTACGCATATCTCATGTACAACTCATTCACGATACTGTTAATGATGACTGTCCATGCATGTCCTGATGGGTTCTTCCCACACAACTGCATCAACGTACCGCAAAAATTGACCATGTAGTACATAAGATCATATGACATACATTTGAAGTATTTCTTGTGCTGCTCTGTCGCTCCGGATTTATCCATGAAAGCCAACACAACTCGAAACGCTTCCTTCATACACTTGGTCATGAACGATGAGTCAAAACCAGTGAAGTCGATGGCCACCCACTTAGTGAAACCCTTGCGCTTGAGGCGAGCGAGGAGCTCACTCCATTGGGCTGTTTGTGCCTCAAGACCAACACACAAATTGAAGATGTCTGGATTCAATTGCATAATACGCGTCATAGCTAACGTTAGCTGACGCATAACAATCGTAAATCCAAACTGACCTCCATTGATGCCTCTTGTGTTCTCATCTAATACCTTCTGAATGGGACGCATCTCATCCTTTTTGGCATATTGGAAAACTGTGCAACTAGTGTTGTTCTTGGCATACTCATCCAAAATGTGTTCCACATCAGACATAATCTCGTCCGTGACACGGACACGATGTTCATCTTCATCTGTGGGATCTGGAATCAGAAATGCCTTCTTTGAAGTACAATACGGCCACCCTGCACTCGAAGCGAAATTCATTCGATCAACGAATCTAAGACCAGCCACCCCGTTAAGGGAACTGTTGACATCGTAAATCATCATCTCTTCACGAGCAAATGGTAGCGCAGGTTCCCACGACTTCAGCATGGCTTCACCAGCTGCACGTAGGATAACCTCGTTAATTTGGACGTTATTGGTGGTAAGCTTTTTCAGATTTCTCTGGTCAGCCTTCCAACCGCTCATGACCGCTGGTAACATTTGTGGGTCAATACCTTGAGCAACCAAATCATCGTAAAACACCGTCTTACGCATCTTTGAACGA